GCAGGTAGTTACAACAAGAAACTAGGTGATTTAGGTCTAGAGCTGCATCGGTTGATGGAAAAACAGCGTGGCGCACTGAACACAAAAGATAATGCCGCTGATGGCACCATGAAGATGGTTGATGCTTGGGTTAAGAACAATCAAGACGTTGTGCCTTTGTTAGATGAAGTCATAACGGAGAGCACCTTAGAGGGTGTCGATCCGTCCAAGCCAAGAAGCACTTACGAGAAGAACAAAGAGAAGCTGGCTATATGGAAAGGGCTGCAGTCTAGGTGGAACAAGCTCGAAGCAAGTGGTGGGCAAGATGTCTACAAAGGAATGCGCGATTCCTATGCCAAGCTGTATCAAGAATTACTTGCTGTAGTTAATAAACGGATTGATGACCTCAGCATAGACAAAGAAAGCAAAGAGAAGTTACGTAAGTCTGTATTTGACAAGATAACTGAAAGAGGGAGGGTAGATCCGTACTTCCCACTTATGCGATCCGGCGACTACAAACTTAGTTTCCAAGCCTATAACGAAGCAACAGATAGCACTGAACCTGTGTTCTTAATGTTTGAAACACCTAGAGAACGGCGTAAGTACATAGAAAATGTTTTAGAGAACGACAACAGAGTAGAGCGAGATAGTACCGGTGAGTTGGTGTACAACGAATACGACGGTAATGATAGCCCGACTTACAAAAAGACTACTTCTGTCGGCTTCGTTAACGAAGTATTGGAGATTATGGAAACCGCTAAAGTAGATGCAGCGGTCAGAAACGATATCCTTAACTCGTTCATAGAAACTCTACCTGAAACATCATTCGCCAAGAACTTCCAGAAACGTGAAGGTATCGCTGGGTTTAACCAAAACCACACGCAGGTTATGCGGTCTAAGATCTACGACATTGGGCGACAAATTACACGGTTGGAATACACTAATAAGATAACAAAACTACGAGAGCAAATACTCGGCACTGATCCTGACATGCCAGATAGTGAAAAGTCTGCCATGCAACGGATGAGGGAAAAAGAAGGTACTCTCAAAGACCTACAAGATGAACTTGTAGCCCGTGCTGATTTTGCAATGCGTCCTCCTAAAGATGGTATCGCTCAAGCAGCTAACCGCGCTGCCTTTATATGGACTATCGGGTTTAACACTTCGTCTGCGTTGGTTAACCTCTCGCAAGTACCTCTCTTTGTGTTACCTATGCTAGGCGGTAAACATGGCTTCCGTGCTGCGGGTAAAGCGATTACTGACGCAGCGGGATTAGTCTCTGGTACGTTGATGTCGAAATCTACAAGGCGTAGACGTATTAGAGGGATTGTCCCTTTCGGTAAACAAGATACGGTAGATGCCTTTGCTATGCCTTCCATCGACAATTTGTTTGAGATGGATGAAGCGGGTAACTACACTGTCCGTAAAGACATTGAAGGGTACGCGGAAAGACGCAAAGAACTCGAAGAGATCCTCCCATTAGTTCAGCTTGCCGCAGGGCGTGGACAACTTAACCGATCCTTGTTTGCGGATAGTTTGGGTCTAGATTCTTCTGGACGAGATAAGAACATTATCGATAGAGTAAGTTCTTGGTCAGCCTTTATGTTCCATCAGGTGGAGCAGTACAACCGTCAAGTAGCTATGTTGGCTGCATATAAATTAGAACTAGCCAGACTAAATGATCCCAAACGAGCTACCGCAGAAGAACAGAAACTATCGTCAGCTAAGAAAAAAGAACTTGCTGCTCAAAACGCTTTATATGAAGCACAACAGTTAAACGGCGGTTCAGTATTAGAGACTGCTCCCAGATGGGCGCAGAAGGGTATAGGTCGAGTCGCCCTGATGTACAAGACGTATGGTATTCAGATGTACTACACCATGCTTCGAGCGGCTAAGACCATGCTAAACCGTGAGAACGATCCTGAAATAAGGAAGGCAGCGTTCAGGCAATTAGTGGCTGTACATGGAACGGCTTTGTTCTTTGCAGGGGTACAAGGGCTACCGTTGTTCGGTGCCTTCACCATGATCGCAAACTTGTTCTTAGACGATGATGAAGACGATGCGGAGACCATCGTACGTAAGTACATCAGTGAAGGGTGGTATAAGGGCGCATTAACTGCATTGCTCGATGTTGATGTATCTCAACGTGTAGCTCTTACTAACTTGTTGTTTCAAGCAAACCGATACAATCGAGATGCTTCTCCAGAAGAAACTATAGGGTACTACTTAGGTGGCCCTGCATGGAGTGTAGGTAAATCATTTATCCGAGGTACGGGTGAACTTATCAACGGAGATATGCAGCGAGGTATTGAGTCTATGGTGCCGGGGGCGGTACGTAATGGCCTTAAAGCAATCCGTTATACAGAAGAGGGCGCACTCACCAGACGTAAAGATCCTATCCTTGATGACATCACCACAGGCCAGTTGTTCTCTCAAGTAGTAGGATTTGCACCTGCTGACTATGCTAGACGACAAGAGGAGAACCAAGGGCTTAAGCGTATCGAAAATACTATTCGCAACAACCGTTCGTCGCTACTCAGGAAGTACTACATCGCCATGCGTATGCAAGATTACGAAGAAGCGAGAGAAATCAGAAACGAGATGTTGGCCTTCAACAAACGTATTGGTACTAGATTCCCGAAAGCAGTCATAACCGCCGATTCGGTAGCTCGTTCGATGCGATCTCACATGAAAACATCTGCCACCGCACACAACGGTATAGCACTAAGTCCTATGTTCCGAACGGCATTACAAGAACATTTAGAAGATAACGAACCAATAGTGTTGTCTGACTAGCTCTCTGTCTCCATTCGTTTGTGCTGCTCTCTATCTAATATATTTAGGACAGTCAGAACAAATTGGTCGTCAGACGCATCTAGTTTTTTCGTTTCGCGCAGTTTAACTAACGTCATCCACGCCTGTAACAAGTCACTTCTTGTCAGTTTCATAGTCATGAGTGCTCCTTGGATAAGGAGTTAAGAAACCCCCTCCGAAGAGGGGGCGCTCGTAGGAGCAGGAGGATGACAGAACGAAATTGAGAAGGAGGACGAACTGTCGAGCAAAATATATCACAACATTCTCCATATACGAACCCCTAGTTTTGCATCCTCTATCCTAACTCTAGTCTCTATACGCCAGCCTTTCTGTTCTGTTATTAACTTAACCTGACGTACTGTTTCAGGGGTATTGATGCACGGGACAAATATAGATGTACCGACACTCATTTTCCCCCAGTCTATTACAATCCGAACCCCATCAGGGGACAGATCATACGTTCTCAATACTCCCTTCTTCATCACCAGCTCCAGAGAACTGAACTACTAACACATCTGTCGGGGGCATATTTAATGGCGTACCCTTGCTTAGCCGCATCTTTATACGCTTGGCCCCCAGTTTTTCAGTAAGGTCATGTACAAATGCCGCATAGTTTATCTGCTGTTCCCCACACCATATCCGCAACGGTTTAGGTACTAGGTATAATTTATTTATATCAGTCTCATACCTAGCCACCAACCGGTTTCGGGGTATAGCTTCTGGGAGAATAATCGACTCCATAGGCGTACCGTCCTGCTTACGAAGGTCGCTGGTGCTTTTGATCCGCAGTATGTTGTCGTAGTGTTCATTAACATACTCATTCAACGTTTGTTCAATAGATACCGCCATATCCTGTGCCCTCGACTTGTTATCGTTAAGCATATCTATGGCCCAATTTGTAAGCGCAGGAATGTCAAACCGAATTAGGTCTAATTGACTAGCAATGACTGCCCCCGCCAAAGTCATAGTTGCATACACTGACCAGAATCGGTTTTCTGAGGAAAGCTCTGCTCGTCTATCTACCCTGATCTGTATCTCTTTGATCAGACGTTTCACCTCTTCAACATTGTTGATCACATACTGAACGAATATAGGTCCAGCATGCCCGTAACATTTACCTAATGCGCGACTGAATTCGTCAGTTTCTGATTTGTCAGAAGAACCCTTAAAGAGCTTTTCTGCACGTACTTCTAATATGCGCTGTGCCTCCGCATTAGGGTTATCTTTCTTCAAGCGGATACGTTCTATAAAGCTAGTATTACCTGTTGTTATCGCAAGTAAGCTCCATGATTCCCCTCGTGCCCGCTCTACGTTCCCTCCGCTAACTAACCTGTTCCTCTGTTTACCAGTGGTAAATTGCAGAGCCAAGGCACTCAATGCCTCGCTTTTGGCGTTTGTAAGTTCGTCAATTAGTAAGGGCAAACTATGCAGCACCTCGGATCGGTTCATCTGGCTGTTGCCCGTATCGCCTTGATTAATCACTAGCTCGCCGGGGTCACCCCATATAGACGCTGCTGCTCTCATGGCGGTGGTCTTACCTAGCCCAGAGTCTTTACTGTAAATATGTAGTGCTGCACACGCTATGTCATCTACAAAATGCACAAGTGCCGAACCGAACCCCGCACAGGTAGCAAATTGGTGTAATTGAAATCCGGGCCGGTTGTAGAAATCAATAACTTGTCGCCACTCGTCTAAGGTACCTTCAGGTTGAAAGTACGGGAACAGACTCATAGTAGTCTTCGACGGTGGGTTAAACCGCACCTCATCTTTCAAAATTATCTGGTTACCGAGTACAAACCCTGTGGCTTCGTCATCGATCCAGCCAAACTGCCTGTAGGCTTTATCTGCCATCTCTTTCTCCTGTAGTTCATTTACCCACGTTGTTACGTATTCCATAAGTTTATCTACCTTCGCTATAGCCACCCCGTGCATGGACATGCTCTTTCTAAGTTCTTCTCTAGAAGTTACAGACGTAAGCGGTACCGTAAATTCCCGCACACCATCTCTTGGTAAGTGCAAACGCAACACTATAGACTCCCCTAGTTCTATATCGACTATGCGTTTAACTACATAGAGGTCGTTATGGTAAATGCGTTCTTCGTTCTCGTTCCCCTCCGAATCCTGTGAGCGTATATAAACGCCGCCGTTAGAGCCGCGTAGGTAGGGGTAAGGATATTTAGGTATAACGAATGTGTTAATAGGGGTGTTAGGTAGATCTAAAGCAGGTGCCTCAACTACGTATTCTTCCTCTGTAGCTTCCTTTACACGCTTCCCGATATGCAAAGGCGATCTATATTTACCCCTATTTGGGCAGTGTAAACACGTTTCTGGCTGAATCTCTTCAAACCTAGCGCAAGTGTATCGTTTGTCAGAAGTTAACTTATCCCATTTAGCGTCGGTCTCTTCTGGGTCATACCCGTCATATCCCTTAGAGATCTTGTGAGCTTTTTCTCTGGACCCATCGCTACACGCTTTCAGTACCGACAATACGCCCCGCCAAATAGGTTCTGATACCTCGTTAGGGTTAGTTAACGCATTGTGTATTTGGGTGCAGCCATCTCCTTGATTGGTCTTGCGTAGGATATCTTTGAAACGATACTCGCGGTTTGACAACGCTGCGTTCATCACCGCGTTGGCTCCATCCAGTCTCTTCGTGGGAACTGGTATCGCATCATTTCCGAGCGATCTCGAAAACAAATCAAAGTCAACAAGATTGGGTAGGTGTGTCCCAATAAAGTCTACCTCTGCTGGGATGTCTGGTTTGTAATTATGGGTTTGGGGTACCCGCAACACTCGTGCAGCGTCCGCCGTGACAGCGGGATCTGCTAAAAAGTTATTATCCGCACACAACTGCTTCAATTTAGTGGCTACAGGTAGCCAGTCATCTAAAGGTACGGCTTCGGATAACACCCAATAAACGTGGACACCACGCCCAGAGTTAATCATTAAAGGGCGTGGCAAATTAAATTTAGTACAAAATGTCTTTAGTTGAGATATCGCTTCCTTCTGCGATACAAAATCTTTCGATGGGCCACAATCAAGATCTAGAAAAAACGACTTCAAAGATTGTACGTTATCTACTTTACGTGAGTTAGCTTCCTTGAAACTAGCTAGTGCGAAATAAACATCATAACCCTTTGTATCCAAGTCCTGTGCCGCATCAATCAAGTCATCTACGGAATCAAAGAACTGCTGTGATCTTTTATCGGCAGATGATTTGGATGCAAATACACAATACGACCCGTTTTTCGGTAGCGCCTCCTTTAAAAATATAGCTGTTTCCATGAGATAGATCCGAAAGACACCACGGCAGGGGCAGAGTCACGCCCTTTTCGACTAGTCTAGCCGTGGATACTGTTGAATGAATGGGCTTCTTCTTGTTAAAGCCCAAATTAATTAGGACTAATCGTCCCAAGCATCAACAAGGTCACTCAGATCCGCTTTCTCTTTGGGAGCAGCGGTTTTAACTTTCATCGCTTTCTTCTTCGGTTCTTCGATGATGTCCTCCACATCATCTACTGCTGCCTCTACCTCCGAACTAGATTCGGTATCTAGATCAAAGAACGGGCTTTCATCTTCAGTAGATCCCTGACTGTCAAACCCATCAACTTCTTCAAACGGTGAAGACACTTGCATAGGTACGTATTTGATAACCTGTACGGCACGCAAACGAAGTGAAACCCCAGAGTCGCGCATGTGGTAAGGAATTAACACAACAGCGATATTTACCGTACTTCCAGTTGTCAGTTGGAAATCATCTGGCAGGATCTTGTTCTTAGCGTCATACTGCTTCGGCTTTGCAGTAACATCCTTTCCGTACGCACCCTTAAGTTTTGCCCTACCGATATACATACCGTCATCATCTTTGGTGAAAGGCACTGGGAACTTTTCGGGCCACTTAGCCTCACGTTTTTCCTTATAAGCCGTAGCCATCGCGGTCATTAATGCTTTCGCTTGCGTCTCGTTCATCTTGAAGGACATTTCGTATGACGCGCCATCATCAGTTGGGTCACACGGAACGCTTCGGTTTTCACTGCTGTCGAACTTATATGTCCGATTAATCCGAGGGTAAAGCGCCTCTACACCTTTAATTTGATAAGTCATTTATGTTTTCTCCAAACATTAGTCATTAAAAACGAAGCCATCTACTTCAGAAAATGGTGATGCACCCGCGTCCTCCAGTGGAACTACATTTAAAGTAATTGCTTTCGTAGTATCAGGATGCTTCATCATGGTCTGTATGGTTTCGTACTCCTGCTCTTCTAGTGGACGTATAGGTCTGAAGAAGAGTTTTGGTAAGTCGCTTTCAGGGTCGAAAAATATCTTCGTCACCACAGCGACTATTGGGGTGTTCTGCGCCTCTAAATACCTAGCGTAGGCTTTCAAAGGCATATTCACCCCAATCGCGTCCCCAAAAATAGAGGGTGAGGATAGCTGTAGCTGATAAACTGTTTCCAGATCATCCTCTAACACTACTGCCAATCGTTGCACAAATTTACATGCTCGACTTTGGCCAGCACCGGACCCCTTTATGTTGTGGACACAATCTAAACAACGCCCCGCTTGCCTCTGTTCTGCTGGAACATCTACGGCGGGAGTGTCTGTATCTGAAGACCAGCAAGTCGGTAGCGCGACCTTATCAGGGTCATAAGCATCCGCGTAATAAATACGGGACATGTAGGCTACACCAACCACTACTACATTTACAGATTCTTCCGCTATTTCAGGTAGACCTTCAAAACGGCGGTTGCGTATACTGATTCTTTTGAGTGTCTCGCCCATTAATAGTCTTCATCTGTTTCTAGTTGAGGGACGGGTTCTTCATCACCGCTGATGTCATTCCAACTATTTGGTTTAACTTCCTCATCTTCAGCGGCAGTCAAAGCCTCGGTGATAGCGGCCAGATTGAACCGATAGGTTGAACCTATATGGATATAGGTACTTTTGGGGATGATCCCTGCTTTCAACCAACCACGTATGGTGGCTTGGTTTACCTTGAAATGTTTTGCAACATCTGCGATAGGGACAAAGGGGCTACTCATTTTTTGGGTCTCCTTACAGAGATAGTGTAGGTTGAATCCGAATTAAGCCCTTTCGGTAACTTATCGGGGTTTGCCTCTAGGAACTCACGCACGTTCTTCTGATTGAGGCGTTTGTCAAAGAACTCAGGTACCTTGTTATCGAGTATGAACTCGTACATCGATTCCCAGTCGTTCGTCCAGAAGCTCTGCTTAACCGTTCGGTAAAACAGCCCCTCCTCAGTCCTCACGCTATTGACGTTATGCTCTTTGCAATGCTCTAACAAAGCTAACTTGATTTTGTCACGCGCATCTGAAAGGCGTTGATATTCCTCATCAAAAGCCTTCTTTAATTCAGAACGTTTAGCAGTTATCTTTAGATAAACCTTGGTTAGCTTATCCACAGACAAATGACTATCCTCTTCCATTTCGATCTCCTTCTCTAATCGAACTGTAGAATATAGTGTACTTAAATTAATTATGCAAGTATTTCGTTGTATAAGTCTATAATTTTTGTATGTATGTTTATTTTGTTATCAAGCATTCTATAAACGTGTTTTTCTATTGCAGACCCTTGTAGCTGTACCACAGTACACTTATGGTCTTGACCCGATCGGTGCACCCTAGCGTTGGCTTGGGCATAGGTTTCTAGTGAGCTTGTTGGCCCCCACCAGACCACCGTATTTGCTGCTGTTAGCGTTACACCGTGTGCCGCAGCTTGGGGTTGGATTACTAAAACGCGGGGGTCATCACTGGTCTGAAATCGTTTGAATATGTCAGTTCGATTAGGAGCCGATACGTCCCCTCTAATAATTTCGGTAGTAATCCCATCACTTTTTAACTTCTCCACCAGCATGTCGATGACGTGCTTAAAAGGTACGAACACCAACACCTTCTTGCTGGACTCATCGATGACTTCACGTAGGACTTTATAGCGATGCTTGATGTCGAACTCTAGTGACTCACCCTTGTCGGTGTACACTGCGCCACAAGATATTTGCAGTAACTTGTTCATGTTAACCGCCGCATTTGCTGCTGTAACTTGTTCGCCAGCGGCATCCATTACCATGCGGTCTTTCAGGATTTTGTAATACTTGATCTGCTGTCGAGTAAGCTCTACCTCACGTTTGGTGTACACCATATCTGGAAGGTCTAAGCATTCCTCCTTGGTAAAACGGATTGCGGGTTGCAACACTCTAAACACTGTGTCGGTAGCGTCCTCTTTCGGTATCCACCTGAAGTTAGTTATCTTGTGCATCACACGATCACGGAACGTACCGAAGAATCTAGGCACTGCTGATGGGTTAACAAGTTTAGCTATGCCGTATGCGTCCAAAGGACTTTGAGCTGCGGGTGTACCAGTCATCATCCACAACCACTTGTCAGGAGTGACGAGCGCATTAAGTGTTTTCCAACGTTTGGTCTGCGCGTTCTTGTAGTGAGTCGCTTCATCCACAATGATCAGATCGAAATCGTTGTTG